GGCGCCCAGGGCGAGCGTCTGGTTGAGCAGGTGATGGAGGCGCTCGGGCATCGTGTCGATCGTCCCGCTTCGTCGGAGCATGATCGGATCATCAACGGCATTAAGACTGAGATCAAGGTGAGCACCACCTGGAATGAGACGCTGGACAATTGGACCTGGCAGCAGATCAGGGAACAGGATTACGATCGGATCATCTTCGTCGGCATCAACCCCAACGACGTGAGCATCTGGTGGGCGACGAAGGATGACCTCCGCCAGTTCGTGCTTGGTCGTGATGACCACCGCCAACATGCTGGCAAGGACGGCGGGCAGGAACTTTACTGGATCCAAGGCAGCGGCAAGCGCCCCTGGTTTCGTGATCTGGCAGACTTCTGATCCTACCACGGCGGGGCGGGTGCCTCGCCTTTTTTGAAAAAACAAAAAAGGTGTTTTGGCAGTGTTATTGAGAACGGTCGCGTCTTATTGCGAACGCCCCGTATATTAATCTAATGGGTCCCTCTAACCTACAAAACTTTGAAAACGAGCGATAAGTATTCTGTTTTCGAATTTGCAAAAGGGGAACCTAGTGATCAAAAAAATTTTCCGTGGTATAATACATACTATAGGTCATTCAAATTATGGACAATTACAACATCTATTGCCGAGGTCGCCGTATTTACTCCGAGGTTTCCGAAGACGAAATGTTGGATATTCTCGCAGGATTCGCAGAGGACTTTCATAGTACGGGCGAGCCTGATCCTGACGAAATTGCTGTAGAATTGATAGAAAACAATGGAAAAGCAAGATACCTCACAAAACCCCCCACAGTTTGAATTATATTATCGAGTGCCGATGCGAACAGATCATGTATTACTTTCAGAAGCACTTGATGAACTTTTCAGAAGATTAGAAAAATTAGAAAAAAATCTCGATGTCATTTCACGCCGCCTACCCCCTGACAGTGGGGTACACACTAGTTGATAAGAATCTATTATCTACTGTCAGACTTCATGATTCATGGTCTGATGTAATTGTAGTATCAATTGCACCAAGTCCATTAGGGACACCATGGCCAATTACAATTATTGAAGCGAGGGTAGAGTTTGATAATTTTGCGAAGACAGTTATACGAGCACCTGGTAGTGGACAACCAGGGGATTGTAAAGCATGGACTGAGGGATCAGTTGATATTTTATCAAAAGAGATGAAGATTTTAGATCCTGACAATGATTCAACGAAAGTGATTAGTGGAGTTACGTATCCGATAATTTTTGCACCAGGGGGAATGACATTTTCTGGTCAATACACTAAGGTATTATTTCCATGTGATAAGGTTGAATATTTGGATGATAATACTACAGATGCAAATATAGTTGAAGCTCATCCTTATGCGGATGAGGAAGGTACGAAAAGTTTATATATTGAAAAACTACCAAGTTCATATGATCATCTTACCGAGTTTAGACCTGATCCAACACATGACGTAACATTAACATATCATATTCATGTTGTATATCAGGGTGGATTTTTTCCTGGTGATCCTGCGAATGGTATTGCTCCAATTACGATTCCATCAGGGTATGAGATTCATACAATTACTCAGAAGGTACTAAATAATCCAGATGATAATGTTCCAATTATTAACTACTTGCTACGTAAAGAAATTGGTGTAACTGCACAGCAAGAGAAGTATGGTTGGGGTGAAGAGGATCCAAAATATAAAGCATATAGTTTATACGAAGAATAAAATGCCAGCAGCGACTCGAATTGGTGATGCAGATCTTGTCCATTGTTCTGGAATGACTAGAGCAAAGGGATCTAGGAATGTTTTTGTCAACGGAATTTCATGGAGTTTACAGACACATAACAATACTGCACACTTACTTCCTGGTGATCCTTGCCCCACACATGCAGCACCCATCAGTCGTGGCGATCAAACGGTATTTGTTAATAATATTCCTTGCGGAAGAATTGGAGATCCAACGTGTACCGCAGTAGGAAAAGGATCTAGGAATGTTTTCGCAGGTGATGCTGCAGCTGCACTCAATGCACCAACTAATGTAACACTTACAACCGCACAAGTGAACGCATGATATGGCACTCAAGACAGAATATACCTTTGCAATTGGTAGCACTTTTACACCAGACAGGTTCAATGAGGACGTAAATCACGTTGCAACCTCATGGCAGGTGTCAAATCAACCTGAATTTGGTGATGATGGGCGTGTAGGTGACCGTGATTTTATTGTTTATGAGTCATTAGTTGATACAACCGCGTTAAAAACCCTTCGGTTTTTTGCAGAAGACGTATTAGAACCGTTTAAAGACTATTATTTACGCGCAAAATACCATTCTGACCTCAAATCTGGTCGTTCTTTGGACCCTTTGGTGCTGAAATGTACTAATGGGTCCAATGTTGTAGAAATTTTAGGGCGTCAAAATGCGGAAACTGGTCTTATTGTCGCAGATTCTGTAGCAATTCAAGAAATTGAGTATGCAATGAGAGTAGATTACAAGAGTAATCTGAAGGGATTGGTTGGTGGAAACATGTTTTCTGCGGTTTCTATCATCAAAAGCATTGATTATACTAATCAAACGCTCACATTGTCGCAAAACTGCTTATTTTCTGGAGCTTTTATCTTTGATTTGCATGAAACTTTTCAAAGTGTATGGAGTTCTGCGATCAGATTTGATTCTGATGAAGGTCTTTGGGCAACAATTGAGATTGTTACTCAACCAACAGACATTTCTATTCCACTTACACAGTCTGGAATCCTTACTGTTCTGGCACAAATGTCAGATTCAAGTACAGTTTCTTACCAGTGGCAAATTAGAAACTCTTTAGGGCAGTTTCAGGACATTTCTGGAGCTACAGGAACGAATCTAAACATATCAAATGTTGCTCTAACTGATGATCAGAGTGTTTATCGTGTTATAGCAACATCAATTTATGGTCAAGTTCTGATTTCAAATGAAGTAACACTGACTGTTATCCCAATTACACTCACAATTCTCAGAAATCCAAGAGATTCTACGTTTGTTCAGGGTGGAACCGCATCGTTTGACGTGGTTGCTGAGATTAATGGTAATGCAAATCTTACATATCAGTGGCAAAAACAAGAAGCAGTTGATGACCAATGGGTAGACATTACTGGTGCAACTAGTGTGACTTATGTAACAGGAACACTTGACTCTGTAAATGATCTTGGTGACAAGTATCGTGTCAAGGTCAGTAATGATGTTGCACCTGATATCTTTATATTTTCTGAACAAGCTGAACTACTTGCACAACCATACGATCTTACTCTTGTTTATCCAGACAATACAACGCAAAACTGGATATTTGACATCGATGGTCCAGTGATTTGTGATAGTAGTGTTGGTACTACGTGGAACGTAATTCCACAGTCACCACAGGATGTTGATATTAAGATGTGGGGTAAGAGTACAAGTAGTGAGTATGCTGGATATAGTGAAGGTAGGGTTACCCTAACACAAGGAAATGACTATAGAATTCATACAAATGTTGGTGGTGGATCACATGGAACTGGGTATGGTTGGCCATCAAATGAAAATGGTGGTGGTTATACTGGAATTTTTGATGGTCTAAGTGCATCTCAATCATCGGCAATTATGATTGCTGGTGGATCTGGTGGTAGAGGATATGGTCATGGATCATCTGCTGGTGGTCGTGGTGGTGGTAATAGTGGTAGTGCAGGTACAAACTCCAATGATACTCAAATTGGATCCACTGGTGGTGGAGGTGGTTCTCAAACCTCTGGCGGTGGAGGAGGTGGTGCAGGGGGATCCTCTGGTAGCGCCTTACAAGGTGGTAGAGGTGGTGATGGATATAGAGGTGGTTACCCCAACGCTGGAGGCGGTGGCGGTGGCGGTGGCGGTTACTACGGCGGCGGTGGCGGCGGTGGTGGTAATGACAATGGTTCATCCACTCGTAATGCATCTGGTGGTGGAGGAGGATCTGGTTACATTAATCAATCACTAGTTACTAATGGTCTTACCTCCAATGTCAATACAAATAATTTGTTATCAAATGGTGGTACTTGGGATGATCTGGATCCAAACCGCAATAATGCAGGATATAATTCTAATGGATCCGCTCGTCTTGTCATGTCTTCTGTTTTAGGTCAATATTATACAGATCCCGATGGAAGATTCCTCATCTTTTCCAACTGTACTTACATGACTCCACCATCATCGATGCAGAAGACATTCGGTACTGTATATCCAGGAGATACTAAGTGTATTGATAATGCAAGATGGCAGAGTATTCGTAGTTCTGCTGGTAACACCTCTGCTACAAATTATCGTATTCAATTTACAATCGGTGGATCTAAGAAACCATGGGCAACAGGAAATCCCACTGATTATAATCTTTACAAGATGAGAACTGCAAATGTCTTACCATTGGTAACTGATCTTACTGATTGGGGTAGTTTTGCAGATGTTTCAACAGCAGATTCATATAGAAATTTGGTATATTTTGCTTGGCATGAAGATGCTCTTGATAGTTATGCTGGTCCTTATTGGGGATATGGTTTGGATTACACTGGATTATCTTATGGGGATTATAATAGTTCTCCTCAATATTATACTAGTCCAGGAACTAGTGCATTTGCACAGTCAGTTAATTCATCAATACCTACATTTTCTGGTTCATACGACAGTGAAAGAACAATCTCAATGTGGATCATTCCACCAGGGGTAACACCAATTACAGGAAGTAGTAGAACTGCAACAGCTGATGTATATGAAAACCCAGCATGTAATCCTTCAACATATTCAAATGGGTGGTACACAAGAACTGGTGGTAGTGAGACTACTCCTAGTAGTTGGAGACAGATTGTTATCATTTTTGATGGTGTTGTTGTTGTGAACACTCAAACTGATTCTGTCACTATAAATCCATTTGATGGTACGATTACTAAAGATGGGTGGACTTATGAAGCATCTACCCATAGGGGATCAGTTTATGGTTGGGCTTCGGATGGAACTTCTTGTGGTCAGCAGTCAAGTCCTAATGGGGACTTCTGCAATTCATTTGACGTTATCAGGTATTGATGCTATACTGATCCTTTCAAGAGAACTTTACAAATGGCAAAAGCAAAAGGTGGTTTGAACAAGAGTGTTGGATACGTTCCAGGAAAACCTAAATTGACTCGTCAAGGACGTTCTGCCAATACTAAGTATGCTGCCACTAGTCGTAATAATGCACGTAAACCATACCGAGGTCAAGGTAAGTAATTAGAGACTAAATACCTTAGGAGATAGCAACCTCCTAAAAAGTTCTTATGGACTTTTAGGAGGTTTTTTCATGGGAAATCATCATCACGTAGACAAAAGTGAAGAATTTATTAATGAGGGTATGACTCTAATTACTGAGGTGGAGTCAGAAAAATGGTTGAAAATGCATGAAGAAAATAAGAAAAGAGCAGCATCTAAACCACCAGCAGACAGACTTTCGAGACCTTGTGGAGGTCCTGGTGGATTTGATGATTTTGTAGAAAGGTGGCATCAATAGAGTCTAAATAAATATAAGACGACGTTATTAGTGCCTTATGGCGCAACAAAAATCTAGGTCATTTAAAGATATTTCATTTTCTTTTGATCGGCATCCAAAAACAAAGGATGTTCTGATCAAAAGAAATGAGCAGGCTATTGCATCTGCATTAAAGCATTTGATTCTGACGAATGAAGGTGAAAGACCTTTTCAACCCAATTTGGGTACGAACATAAATCGTCTCCTATTTGAAAATATAGACGTTGGTATTGCGGCAGCATTATCTCAAGAAATTGAGAGTCTTATCAAGACATATGAACCGAGAGTTGAATTGGAATCTGTAGAGGTAACTCCAGATTTTGAAAACAACGGATTCTCTGCCCAACTGAACTTTTTCATCATTGGTATACCATATCTTCAGACCGTAGACATGTTTTTAGAGAGCACTAGGTAATGGCAAATACAAAACTAACAGATTTAGATTTTGAGCAGATAAAAGCAGTATTAAAAGACTATCTAAAGAATAATACTGATTTTAGCGATTATGACTTTGATGGATCTGCACTTTCAAATATTGTAGATCTTCTAGCATATAACACATCATATCAGGCATTTATGTCTAATATGGTGGCAAATGAATCATTCCTAAGTTCAGCGGTTCTTAGGGATAATATTATTTTACATGCCAGAAATTTAGGGTATTTGCCAAGATCCACAAAGTCATCTAAAGCAGCATTTACTTTCAATATTTTTTCAACATTTGATGGATTGACTGGTAGTGCTCCAGCATCAATCACTATCAGATCAGGAGCAGTATTTACTGCAATAAAAGATAATAATTCATATACATTTTCGACTCCAACAGACATTACCACACCTTTGGTGTATGTGGATCCCCAGTCCCCTTCTTTAGGCGCTACAGCGGCTTTTACAGGGGTCTCACTGTATGAAGGGACATACCTCACATCTACCTTCAATGTAAATCGTCAGGATCTAGATCAAAGATTTGTATTAGAGAATTCTGGAATCGATCTTGACACTTTAGTTGTATATGTTTCCCCATCAGCATCCAGTACAGAGCAAGTAACCTATACTAGATCCACTAATATCACTCAACTCGATTCTGAATCAAAAGTATATTTTATTCAGGAGATTGAAGATGAGCGTTATGAACTCATTTTTGGTGATGGAGTAATTGGGCAGCAGTTGGACGATGGATCTCAAGTTACTGTCACATACATCATTTCAAGTGGAAGTGATGCAAATGGTATTCAAGGTAATGAAAACTTTGTATTTTCTGGAAATGTAACCAATAATATTGGTGCTGTACCTGCTTTGCAGACTATTACAATTGCAAATTCACCAGTAACTGAAGGTGGTGCAGAAATTGAGTCAATTGATTCAATTAAATTCCAAGCACCTAGGTTCTATTCTACTCAGAATAGAGCAGTGACTGCTTCTGACTACGAAACTATTACTAGACTTGTTTATCCCAATGTTGATGATTTATTTGCCTTTGGTGGTGAGGAATCATCTCCACCAGAATATGGAAGAGTAAAAATTGTTATCAAACCAAAGTCTGGAGATAAATTATCAGCAAGTTCTAAAAACTTCATCAAGCAAAAACTTCAGAAATATAAAGTAGCATCTCTATCGGTTGATATTATTGACCCAGCAGTAGTTTACCCTGTAATTGATTCTGTCATATATTACAATGCAGATGAAACAACTTCAACTGCATCTGAAATCAAAAGTTTAGTAGAAACTGCTATCGATTTACATGAAGCATCAACTGCATTGAGTAAATTTGGCGGTAAACTAAAATATAGTAAATTGGTATCAGTTATTGATGATGCTGACATTTCTATCAGCAGAAATGACACTAAGGTGTTTATCAGAAGAGATTTGCAGGCAGTTTTGAATACTAATGCATCTTATGAACTGTGTTATGTAAATGCTTTTCAGATTGACACTGATGCACCTATTCTATCCTCTACGGGATTCAATATTCAGGGATATGACAATACACTATTTCTTGAAGATGACTACTCTGGATCCTATGTAAATAGTAATAGAACTACAAAGAATGTTCTTGCATATTATCTCAACAATTCCATCAAAACATATCTTGGGGAACCAATTGGGACAATTAATTATGAAACGGGTGAGATTTTATTAGGTCAAAAATCATCATTAGTTATTACTGGAACTTCTGAACCTGGATCAGTTGTAAAAGTAACGGTGAAACCTAGAAGTTATGATATCTTCGCAAGAAGAGAAGTATTTTTATCCTTAGTCAAGAGAAGCATTCAAGTTTTAGCGGAGTCATAAAGAATGATCAACATTTCCCAATTAGTCGATAACCAGTTACCAGACTTTTTTGTCCAGGAATATCCGCTATTTGTTGAATTTTTCAAACAGTATTATAAGTATACTGAAATTGATAATTCTTCGTCTTCAATCCTGAAAAAAATTCAGACATATCAAAGTTCTGATTTTTATAAGGATGGTATTATTCTTGAGACAGTGTTAGCAAATGATGTGTCTGTTACAGACACCCAAATTGTGCTATCTAGTGATGTAAATAATGCTGATGCTGTAGATAAAAATAATATTCCAATTTTTGAGAGATTTCCAAAAGAAGGATTGCTTCTTCTAAAATCTTCAAACGGAAATGAAATTGTTCAGTATAAAAATATCAATAAACAAACTGGTGTTGTCAGTCAGATTAAGAGAGGGGCTGCTGGAACCGTCAAATTAGGCGATCTTCTACTAGAATCTAATTCATATACCAGCACCGAGGTTATTGAACATGCTGCTAATGATACTGAAGTAATTAATATTACTCATCTATTCTTAGCATCTTTATTCAAGAACCTAAAAACTCAGTATTTTTCTGGTTTGCCCGTAGAAAGGCTAAATGAAGGGGTAAATGTACCAACTGTACTGAAGTATATTAAAGATTTCTATAGATCTAAAGGAACAAGTCCTGCTGTAGAGTTTTTATTCAGAAGTTCCTTTAATGATGATAAAGTTCTCATAAGATATCCAAATGAGCAACTAATTAAAGCATCTGAGTCTACTTGGTCTGTAGATACTATTATCCAAGCAGATTTAGTAAATCTTTCTAATGGATATACTACAGACGATCTTTCTGGATTGGTTCTGAAACAAGTAAAATATGCACATGACACTTCTATTGAGGAAGCATCTGCATCTATTGAAAGAGTTATTTCTCTAAAGAGTGGAGAAAGACAATTATATAGAATTTATGTAAATAGCGAAAGCGTTACTGGTAATTTTTCTCCAATCAACCAAACTCTTAGTAGAGTAAACTTTTCTTTTGGACAAAAATCTTTAGTTGTAGATTCTACAGTAGGATTTCCAGAAATCAATGGTGTATTTTACATTGAAGGAGTAGTGGATGCAAATGGTGAGTCTGTTGCATTTACTTATGCAGAAAAAACTGGAACTGAGTTTTATGGTATTGAAAGTGATGCCCTAGGATTTACTACTGCAAGAAAAAATGCAAGAGTTTATAGTGGGAATGTAGTATCTGTAGTAGAAGATATCACTTCATCAGTATCATCACCATTTGCTACGTTTAGACCAACAGGAATTATTAGTGACTTTGATATTGTTAATACTGGATTATTATTATCAGAGGGCGACAAGTTTGATTTTGTACAATCGGGTATTGAAGGCAATTTACCAATTCAAACCTCTTGGTCACAAAATGCGCCAGGAAATGAAGCAAATGTGTCTTTGGTGAGTGTTTCTGGTCAGATGAGATCGACTTATTTGCAAAATGATTATAAAGTTACCAAGAGTGTAAATGGGGTATATGATGATGGTGATTATGTGTATGTTTCTTCTAACGGATTTCCAGATGTAGTCGGATCTATTGGTAATATTAATGGTGGTCCTAATGCATTATTGAATCCAGCTTCTCAAAGGCATCTAAAAAAGATTCCTAAGAATCTAAGTTTTGCACAAACATTATATCCTCTTCCAGATGATAATACAGTTGCTGTCTCTGTTGACGGTGTACCTATTATTTCACCTACAGGAACGAATGAATCTCTATCTAATAGAGAATTAGTAACTCAAGGTGAGATTATTAAAATTAACGTTACTAATGGAGGATCTGGGTATTCTGAAGCACCTAGAGTATCGATTAGTGGTGTAGGTGGTGCAACAGGAACTGCAGTTGTCACAAATGGAAGTGTTACTGCAATTACAATTACTGCTGCAGGTCAAGGTTACACCTATAGACCAGAAATTACCATTTCTACGGGTTCTGGTGCAGTTTTGGAAGCTAATTTTGGATCTAACAATAGATTAGGTGATATTCAATCTCTGGATATTGTAAATAGTGGATCTTTCTATACTCAAGCACCAGATATCGAAGTTGTAGACGAATCTGGGAGGGGTAGAGGCGCTAAATTTATTGTCCAGTCTATTGATCCAGTAAATGGTAACATTACTGCTATTAAGAAAGTATCTGGTGGATTTGATTATGATCAGACTAAAACCAAGATATATGTAGTATCTACTGGAACAGGGGCAACTGCAGAAGCAGAAGTAAGAAGTTGGCATAGAGATAATTATGCGGCATATACTCAGTTTGCCGATGATGCTAATGGATACCCTTTCCAAGGTAGATTTCCTGAATATAATGATGCTTACTATTATGTTGGAAATCCTAGGGGATATAGAATTACTAAGAATGACAACATTACTTCTGGTGGAGTCGAATTACCATCCGACCTAACCCACTCACCAATTGTTGCTTGGTCTTATGATGGTGTTCCAATTTATGGTCCAGTTGGATATTCAGATCCGACGGATTCTAACTCTGCCCTAAAGAGAGTTGAGTCTTCATATTACTTGAGAGATGATAGAGGTGAAAATGGTCCTAGTGCTGTTGAATTTACTATGGGCAGTTTCGTAGAGGATTATGAGTACAAACCAGAGGGTAATCCTCTACATAAAGACTTAGATAAGCATAATGGTCGATTCTGTGTCACTCCAGATTTTCCAGAAGGTAGATATTGCTATTTCTTGACGATTCATAGTAGTGATGATATTAATCAAAGGAATAGACAGGATGCTAGACCAAGATATCCTTATATGATTGGTCCAACTTATAAATTCAATCCTGAGACCTCCAATTTCACAAAAGAATCGATTCTTTCATCTTTACCATCTAATGCCATTAGAATTAGAGATGTTAATGATAATGTTCCTAATTTTGGAACTAATTTAGAAGCATCTGTTACTGCAGTTTCTTCTGGATCTGTAGATTCGGTAATTATTGAAAATCCAGGAAATAATTATTCAGTTGGAACTGATAATTATATCCCAAGATTTGTTGCTGGAGATAAACTTTTTGTAGACGATACAAATACTCAAGGTGTAGGATTTGCTGGTAAAGTTGCTTCTATTGTTGCTAAAAACAACTCAGGAAATGATATTGGAGTATCTTCAATTTCATATTCCACAATCACTGGATCCTTAGATGTTAGAAAACAGGTTCTAAACATTGCTCCACCAACATTTGATGGAACTGATTTTCAGTATAACAAAATTTTTGAAAATGACACTATCGTAGATACATCTAAGACCAAGTATGCTATTGAAACAGCAATTGCATGTTCTGCTACAGATACTGTACTTAGATTTAGAACTGCAAATACTTCTAATGTAAATATTGGAGATACGATTGACATTCAATCAGAAAGTGTATATATCAATAGTGCATTTACTAATAGTTCCAGATATGTATATCTTAGTGTAGCAAATATACAATCATCGGATCCCGTTTCTCCACAAACTGATCAAGGATTCTTCTATAAGTACGAAAACGGTAAAGAATTATTTGATGAGATTTATGTTGATTCTGGAGATCAATCTACTAAGGTGGGTAGAATCTTAGAAATTAATGCAGTCTCAAATATATTGAAGGTTGAGATGTATATTGATCCAGATACTCAGAATTACTATGCAATCCCAGCATTAGCAACAGGTATCTCAAACCAAATCCAAACAGAACCTCGTTATAGTCAGAATGTTAGTTCTATCGAATATGTAAAAGAAGTTACAGTTATTAGAGGATATGATGGATCTAAGGCATCCAGGCATCCTTTTGGTGTTGAGTGCTCAACTCAAGTACCTACAGCAAATATTGATGACTATAAAGTAAGACTTCAGTTTACTGGCGCCGATCCATCACTATTTGTTCCTGGTGTTTATATCCAGGGTCAGAACTCAGATACTACTGCTCGTATTGAGTTGGTAGAAACTATTTCTGCAACTTCAGGATATTTGTACTTAACAGATGTAAAAGAAGGTCCAAATGCTAGTGATATTCCTAGATTTGGTATTTACAACAATGGTTCTTTTGGACCAGAGACTATCAATGAAATTGGTGCAGGAGTGACAACAACGCTCATCGCAGATATTGATGAAGATGATACAATCTTGAAAGTTGTCAATAGTGATCTATTCTATGTCAATCGATATATCAATATTGGCACAGAGATTATGAGAATCACTGATAAAAAATCGGGTCAGTTGACAGTGACTAGAGCACAAGGTGGGACAGTGGCAGATGAGCATTCTGTAAATGCTAGCGTAAGTATTTCAAATCATAGTGCTACAACAGCAGGAGACACATATCAACTAACAGTTTCTTTGGAGAACGCACAAAGATTCTCTAATACTAGTACGTTTGATGATAATAATGGTGATAGTATCACAGTAAATGCTGTCGTAGATGGTAGTATTTCAGACGAAGATATTACCTTAAATATTGACGCAGAAAATTATGAAAGGTTCTCTCTTGGCGATGTAATTGAGATTGGAACAGAACAACTTAGAATTGATAGTAAGAGAACTAATTTGCTAACTGTTACAAGAGGTTTCAATCAAACTACAGCAAGTCATCATAGTCACAATGCTTCCATAGAAAACATTAGTAAGTATGATGCTGTTGTAACTACAAATACCAATCATGATTTACTTGAAAGTGATCTAATTGAAATTAGTGGAGATCCTTCATTAGAAACAATTCAAGAGACTGGTATTTCGGTAAGAATTGTAAATGGTCAGTTTGAATTTAGTAGCGTCCACACTGACTCTAATTATCAACAAAATCCATCATTGACTCTTGTTTATGGGCATAAGTATGTCTTTGATGTTTCAGAGTCAACTAATTCAAATACTACTCTTGGTTTCTATTCTGATAGAGATTTTAATAATGAAATTTCAGTGGAAAGAATTGGTGTTCCAGGTTCTTTGAACTCAAAGGTTATCCTCAAAAACAACAATAGAGACTATACCAATATCTATTATAATAATCCTAATGCACTTATTTCTGGACTAACCAGTAAACTCACTTTTATTGAGGATCCATATAATGTATCTTTGACTGGCGTATTTGATCTGACCGACACAACATTCAAGTATATTGTTAGAACTAAGCCAGAAGGCAATGCTAGAGGAACTAAGACACTAGCATTACAAAGTCATAGATATTCTGGTAAAATCCATAGAATTTCTATTACAGATGCAGGCAGAGGGTATCAGTCATTACCAACAATCAAAGGTGTTTACTTTAGAGAAGAAGATGCATTTAGAGGGACCGTTATTACTGATGATGATGGCACGATTCAAAGAGTAGATATTGATTTTGGTGGAACTAGATATGTCTCACCAAAAGTTTATGTTATTGGTAATGGAAGTGGTGCATCAATGACTGCTGATGTTCTTGACAACAGTATTCGTAGAATCACTATTAATAGTGGAGGTTTTGGGTATGACAAAAACACAAAACTAGTTTTAGTTGAGGAAGATTCTAGAAATGTAAGAATCCTTCCAGCAACCACGTCTATTGGTAAGATTTCAGCATTCAGTATCAAAAATCCTGGATATGATCTGACAAGCAACTATACAATGGCACCTCAGGTTAGAATTCCTACCACTATTCAGGTCATCAATATCAATGGGGAATATAGAAAGGGTGAAACTGTATATCAAGGAAATGTAAATACTCCTTCTGGTCAAGGTGTTGTTGATTCATTCAATTCTACTACTAACGTACTTAAACTAATTTCGGTTACAGGTCGTTTTGTTGATGGTGTGCAAGTTGTAGGTTATACCTCTTCGGCAACTAGCACTGCAAGTAAAGTAAATCTATCTAAGATTTCTGCAACTGTAGGTGCTCTAACTTCTATTGAGGGAGTATTTACTGATGAATTTGGTAAGTTGAATACTGCATCTCAAAAGATTCAGGATTCTTATTTCTACCAAGATTTTTCTTATGTAATTAGATCACAAATTCCAGTTTCTGACTGGAGACAAACTATCAAGACATCAACCCACCCTGCAGGTTTTGTTGTATTTGGTGAGGTTATTATTGACTCTTCTCAGAGCGTGGCAATGCTACCTGTTCTAGGTGAGGTCAAATGTCCAGCAAATGCTGCGACTTCTTCTTGGAAATTTGATACTAGAACGGAGATCTCAACTACTGGTGACACTGCTGGTGCTCTATATCTTAGAAATGCGTTTGGTATTCAGGTTGGGGATGCTCTGAAGTATCGTTCTACAAGTCAAGATGAGGTTATTTCTTGGAATGCTACAAATCTTGCAGGAGATCAGGTAACTGGAAGACTAGTTCATGATCGTATTTACTATGTATTAGAGATTACTTCTACTGATCAGTATGGAACTTGGATCAAATTTGGTCAATATCACCCAGAGGACAAGTTTGCTGATGTTGATCATAACAAAGAAAATTACATTTATAATTTAGTACCAACTGATATTTCATACAAACACGAATTTAGATGTGATACCCAAAATCCAAAAACATTGATTACTATCAATGTTCTGAAGAAATTTGTTGAAATTAGAGATACTAGACCACAACTTGGTCCTTCACTCAAAACTATTCAAATCAATAAGTTCTTCCAATTCAATAGGAAGCGTGGTATTGGTTCTCTTATTGTATCTGAGGGATCTGTTGCTGTTGATCTCAAACAAGTTGATGATCTAACTCCAACCTTTGCTGAGGGAGTTAAGATGTATGACTTGAGAAGTCTTGGAACTAACTTTATTCCTTATAGCGAAAATACATTACTTATTACTCTTGATGGTGTTGTCCAAGAACCAGGAAAATCATTTAGTATTATTAATGATAGAAAGTTAGATGAATTAGAAATCACAACGACTGGTGCAGGAGAACTTGAATTTGATTCTTGGAGAGTTACTAATACCTCAACTAATGCAGGTATTGCTGATGTAAGAACAGTATATAATGATGTAGATTTTGTTTATATCAAGGCAGAAAGTTTACCTTCATACACAACAACTTTCAGTGGATATGATACTGCACCCTCTGCACAAGGATTCATCAGAAGATTCCCTAAAGTTCCATTCTCTCCTGTTGAAAAACCCAGAAAACCTTTAGGAACTTTTGGTACATTTGTAAATGGTGTTCAAATTTACAACGTTCTGCAAGGAGATAGTTATAAGAATAGAGGTGATTGGAATATTAACCACGGAAATTGGTCGGGTAATGAAGACACCTATAATGGTTTAGTTGATGTTGCTGGAACTTATTTTCATTACAATAACCCAATTGAACTGAGAAGACAACTATCAGACAATATTTCATCTAGTGGTGCATATGTTGAGGCAACTACACTAACCCACTCACCAATCCTCGGTTGGGCATATGATGGCACACCAATTTATGGTCCATACGGTTATTCCAATCCAAATGAAGTTTCTTCCATCGTAAAGATCAACAGCAGTTACGCTAAGAGATCTATTACTACTAGAAACGTTCTCCCTGATGGAACCATCCTACCTGATGCTGAAGTTGGACCACCAGTCAATTCTGTAGAATTTACAGTAACTTCTTTTGTCGATTTTACTGGATCTACAGAAGAATTTGCACAAGACCAAAATATTCTTCAGGTCAATAGTGGAACGGATAGTGGTGTAATTGCAGGAGTTTCAGGAACTGTTGTTTCTTATGATCCTGTTACAAGACAAGTTCTTCTCAGAAATGTAGTTGGAACTTTTGCTGAAGGTATGTGGATCAAGTCTCAGACTGGTTGGGCACAAATCAATAGCACACCTATTCGTTATAATCTTGGATATTTTGCTGAAGATTATGTTTATACTAATGGATCAGGTCATCTTGATCAATATAATGGAAGATTCTGTGTAACTCCAGAATTTCCTAACGGAAGGTATTGCTATTTTAGTACCATTGAATCAACAACTGCCACATATGGTGGAGCAAATAATGGTGCGTATCCATATATCGCTGGTGTTGACCTGTATCATAGATTCTATGAGGAAAACCGCCTCAGAGCATCTGAATTGAGAGATAAGATTATCTTTAATGACCCTCCTCTCAAGTATACTGATCCAATCAATGGGCAAGTAAACGTACAACAATTCCAGGGAAGACTGTTCAGTTTTGTTGATGATTCAAATAATAATCAATATGCCAAGAAATATAAAGATATCTCTGACCAGTTTGATGGCAATAAGACTACATTCAATTTAGAATTTACAAACGGACAAGCATTATATTCACCTACAGATCCAACAGAAGCAAATGAATATGCTTTTGTTTGTGTTGATGGTATTCCTCAGGTATATGGTGAAGCATATACTATCAATGATGCACAAAACACGATTACATTTACTAATCCACCAAAGAGAATTGGTAAAGTAATCAATATGAGTGAGGTTACAAACTTATCTCAGTTTGCTGATAGTGAAATCGTTGTTGGGCAGACTTCACAAGCAGAGGGTAAAGTTCTCAGTAGAACAACTTCTGGATATGAAGGTAAAGGTATCATGAAAGTTGAAGTTACCCGTGGAGACTTCGTAGATGAAATTATTGTTGGTCAAACGTCAAATACTACAGGTTCTATCAAACTAACGGGTACTATCACCACAGGTCAAGACAGATTCCTTGATGCTGCCAATTTGATTGAAGCTAATAAGCAGTTGATTGCAGAAGAAGCAGTTGACATCATGTTGGATTACTCTGCATATAGAGGAACATTTAGCGTTCCTGGTGGAAATCAGAACTGTATTGATGATGTTATGGATGTTATCGGTGCAGTAGTCAATAACTTAAGATTTGGTGGAAATGATTATACTTGGGATGCTGCAAATCTATATGCAACTGGTGGAGCACTTCAGCATCTTGTAGGTGAGGAAGAGCAATCTAAATTAGTATTCAGATGGGCAAAAGATCTCTGTATTCTTGCAATGCAGAACAGACTAGGATATAACCCTGTTGATGGTGCAGGATATCCAACAAACCCAGTTGAAGATAGATTTGTTGATGCGGCGAATTTGATTACAAGTAATAAAGATTTCATCGCAAATGAGGCAGTTCAAAGAATGCTTCTAGATCCAGCAAACTCTGGATTCTCAGTTCCTAATGGAACTGTAAATTGTGTTGATGATGTCAAGGATGTTCTAGATTCTATGGCATTCAATATGAGATATGGTGGAAATAGTAAGGTTTGGGATTCTGCAAACTTCTATGCTACAACAACTAATCTTCAAGGCGAAGAAGATGAATCTATCGAGGTCTTCAACCATGCTAGAGGAATCGCAATTCAAGTAATCCAAAACGTTGCTGTAACAGTTCAGGGATCACATGGTCTTACCCAAACATTTGACAATAGTATTACTGTTGATGCTGGTGGGTGTGCAAATGTTCAGTCAGCAATTACCACATATATTAGTATTATTACAAGTACTATCAATGATAATACATATCTGAATGGTATTACCAGAACATCACCTAAAGCATATCCAATTACATATAATGGTCAAATTAACGTAATTACTGACAATTCAATTATTATTGATGGTTCAAGTTACACTGCATCATGTGCAAATATTGAATCTGCAATTTATACGTTATTTGATATTGTAATCAATACTATTTCAGATCCAACAACATTATCCTCTATCAATAGGACATCAGGTAAGGGATATGTAGAGAAGGAAGGATTCCCACAAAAGTTCTTTGCTTTTGCTAATGGTAAGTATTCTGTTCTCGACTCTTTTGATACTTCACTCCAAGATAACACAACGTTCTTACTGAAGAGATCTGGTGACCTTATTGTACCAACTAGTTCTCTTCAAATTATTATGATGGTTGATGGTGTTATTCAGGAATTTGGCAAATCATATGTTTTGAATGAGGCATTAGTTGAATTCTATGAACCAGTAAGAAAAGGATCTAAGGTTGTTGCACTTTACTGGTATGGTAAGGATCTTGAGAAGATTCTTCAGGGTTATAACATGCCATTATATGAACCAAACTTTATCAAGAGAAATCTTATCACTGGCACTGCAATTACATACACTGATCCAGGTGGATTCAGTACAAATAAGCTGATTAGATCTATTAAGTCTGAGGATGTTCCAGTATTTGAATATTTGGATACTTCCAAGAAAGTTCAAATTGATGGGGAAGCACAACCAAGAACTATTTTCAGTGTCTCTAACAGGGACATCATTCAGTGGGAGACAGATGATACTGAGAGCAATACATATTCGTTTGATGCAACAAACATTAATACCATATTCAGTAAAGTATATCTTGATGAATATACTGGAACAGCACAAACTTCTGATGTTATTGAGCCTGGTACAAGAGTAACTTACAACAATAATGGAAATCCTGATGTTCCTGGATTGACTGGTGGTCAGCAATATTATGTTGGATATCGTTATCCTGAAAGAGCAGTTCTGTTCTACAATGATTATCAATCTTCATTATCATCAGATGAAACATATGCTATTGCGATTGGAACCAGTACAGGTGTTCATAGTATTACTATTCCATCAGATCTTTATGGTCTGAGACAGGCAAACATTACAACTAGTGATTATGGTGGCATCACAAGAGGTCAGGGTGCTGATCTGGTTGCTAGAGTTAGATGGACTGCAACTGTTGCTAGCACTGCAGCATATGCACCAGAGCAATTA